AAATTGCGTTAGACCAAAATGAAGTTAAACAAAAAATAAAAGAGTTAGGATTAAAATGAAGTTAGATAAGAAGAAAAAAGAAATTCTAAAGTCATACGCCCGAAGCGTTGCCGCGGCAACCATCACAACTGTATTGGCTTTGGTTGCAGATTGGAATCCTGAATACGCAATTTTGGCCGGTGCAATAGTCGCACCATTAGCACGCTATTTTGATCCTAAAGATGATAAGTTTGGCATCAATAGTAAATGAGTACGAATGATTGGATGGCACTGGCAGTATCTAGCGTAACTATAATTGGTTCATTAGTTGCTTCCGTGCGTTGGCTTACAAAACATTACCTATCTGAGTTGAAGCCTGATGGAAATGGTGGACACAATTTAGAAGGTAGAGTTGTCCGCATAGAGCAAAAATTAGACACGCTATACGAAATCCTTATATCTAAGAAGTAAGTCAGCCTTATCCCCTACCCTATGGCCATGAAGATGTGCGTGGTTGTACCCAGTAGGGGCAGGCCTGAAAATGCGGATCGCCTGGCCAAAGCCTTTAAAGATACTAATACAGAAGCCGATCTGTATTTTGTAATTGATAATGATGATCCGAAATGGGATGAATATGCTAAAAACAAAAATCTACAATTACTACCTGCCGATAATAAAACAGGCGGTTGTGCTAACTCTCTTAATACCGGTGCGGTTTATCTTTTGGATTTTTCTAACTATCCTTTATATGATTATTTTGTTTTCATGGGTGATGATCACTTACCTAGAACCCAAAACTGGGATCAAGCCTTTATTCAAGCGTTAGGCATTAACACCGGCATTGTTTATGGTGATGATTTATTGCAAGGCGCAAACCTACCAACAGCCTTTGGTATGAGCCGGGATTTAGTAGTTGAATTGCAGGGCATGACATTCCCAGGTTGCGTACACCTATTCTTTGATAACTTTGTAAAGCAATTAGGTTTAGATTTAAACTACTTAAAATATTTACCTAATGTAATTATTGAGCATCTACACCCAGTAGCAGGCAAGGCTGAGATGGATGAAGGGTATGCCAGGGTTAATCAACCTAAGTGGTATGAAAAAGATTTACTGGCACTGCAACAATATTTAGCAAGTGCGGATTATTCAGAGTTAGTAAGAAAATATAGATGAACATACTCATTACTGGATCACATGGCTTTGTTGGTCGTGCCTTTAGGCGTGCATTACCTAACGCTAATCTAACTTTAGTTGATCTAAAAGCAGGTGTTGATTGTCGTAAATTCTTTCAATTAGAGAATAAACAATATGACCTGGTAATACATCTAGCCGCATTAGTTGGTGGCCGCATGATGATTGAAAATGAACCATTGGCTTTAGCGGTTGATCTTGCCATTGATGCTGAGTTTGCTACCTGGGCTATGCGAACTAAACAGCCTTATGTTGTGTACTTCTCATCATCAGCCGCTTACCCAGTTGATTTACAAACCCTGGCAAAAAAGAAAAAGTTAAAAGAGAAGGATATAAATTTTAACAAAATAGGTAAGCCGGATATGACCTATGGCTGGACAAAACTAACCGGTGAAATGCTTATGAATTATTTACGCGAAGAAGGTACAAAGGTATTAACGCTTAGACCATTTAGCGGATATGGCACGGATCAAGATTTAGATTACCCATTCCCATCAATCATTCAGCGTGCGATTATGAACGCTAACCCATTTAACATTTGGGGTAAGGCAACTACTACCCGGGACTTTATCCATATTGATGATGTAGTTGATGCAGTTGTAGAAATGGTTAAAAGTAACTGCAATCAAACAGTTAATTTATGTACAGGCAGGCCTACAACATTCTTAGAATTAGCCAAAATAGCAATGAATACCCTGGGATATGAAAAGACATCAGCCAATAGATTTAAGATATTGACCGATAAACCGGCAGGCGTGCCTTACCGGGTAGGCGATCCAACCATGATGAGCGACTACTACACGCCAAAAATAACTTTGGAAGAAGGCGTTGAGCGAGCCATTCGTGGAATAGTTTGATCTAAAATTAGGCATACTATGGCTACTAAAAAACCCCGAAAAGTAACTAAGCGCAAACGGCGAACACCACGCAAGGCTGATGCGTTGAACAAATTAGAAAATCATTACATCACATTAAACGAAATGTACAGGGCGGCCAAAGCGGCCGGCTTCAGTAGTGATGTTGCATTTTGGTTAATAACAGAACCAGGTGCATCACTACCTGATTGGGTCAATCCGAACAATAAACCAACTGAGATCATTCCCCGAATTGATCCAACAGAAGATGAGGATGATGATTAAACGCGATAAAACCTTTAATTCTCGGTATTTAGTGGTGTCAGATTTACAAGTGCCATTTCAATTTACAGAAGCGGTAATCAATCTAAAAAAATTGGTTAAGGCTTTTAAGTTTGATTTGGTTCTTAATGTTGGTGATGAAATGGATTTTAATACCATAAGTAGATTTAGCGAAGGCCGGGCAGAATCTTTTATGCAAACCCTTAATGAAGATAGGGAAACTTGTAAAGATATTTTGTACGATTTAAAAACAGATGTAGTTAGTAGATCAAATCATTCAGATCGGTTATACAAAGCCATAGCCCGGATACCTGGGTTAATGGAATTACCTGAGTTGCAGTATGCAAAATTTATGGGCTTTGATGATCTAGGCATCCACTACGCAAAACAGCCTTATGCCATTCCAGGAACTAACTTTGTGCTTTGTCATGGTGATGAAGGGGTCATATCTAAGATTGCCGGTCAGACCGCGTTGAACCTTAGTAAAAGGTGGGGGCGGTCAGTAGTGTCGGGGCATACTCATAGATTGGGCTACACATGCCACTCAGAAGCCTTTAATGGCCGATTAGAGCGTGTTTTAGTGGGTATTGAGTGTGGTCATACATGCGACCTCAAAAAGATGTCTTATACCAAAGGCTACGCCCAATGGCAGGCTGGCGCAGTGATCATACATATTAAGCGTGGCAATGTAAGCGCGGAGATGATTCCATTTAACGCTGATGGTTCATTTACGGCTATGGGTAAGGCCTTTGGGTGATCTGCATCACATTTTCATAAAACACGCCATATAGCCTTGTAATTGTCATACCCTGGGTGTTTAATTGCTTTTACAAACGCAATTGACCGGAAGGGGTTAATTATGAAAGTACAAGTTACAAATGACATGTCACCAAAGGCTGACATTATGGCTATATTTCAAAATTCACTTAAAACAATAACGATTATGGTTTTAAGTGATGTTAGTTATGAAGTTGTCAAAAATGGTTATACACAAAAATTTGATATGACCAAATGGTATTCATATCCATTGCAAGTAATAACACACATAGAAAATGACATTGTTGCAGGTTATTATCCAAATGTAAGAAGGATTGCATAATGAAACTTACAATTGATGAAATTGATACATTGTTTGATTGGTTTGTACATTTTGAGTACAACGATCTTTTAACTGATGCACAAAATGATGCAATAGAAAATCGCAATGAAAAACTTAGACAAAAATTAGTAAAAGAATATAAAAGATTAGGGGCTAAATAATGCTTACAACAATTGAAAGTGTATTACAAACTAAGATTGATTTTAGGTATGTAAAAGATGAAGATAATTATGTTGCATCTACATCAAATGTATTAGGTGAGTTTACATCATTTGGCAAAACACCTGATGATGCGGTGCGTAGATTAAAATCTAAATTGTTTGGTTTATTGGCTGAGTATGTACACAATCAAAAGGTGAACCACTAATGAAACTTACAAAGAATCAGTTTGAAGGTTTAACGCAAGCCCAAATGGAATGGGCAACTGAATTAGATTGGCTAACTCAGAAGGATCGCTTTGAAGATTCAATCTGTTGGTCACATCTGTTTATTTACTGGGTAGAAAATTATGCTTCTGCAATATTGGCTACTGAGTTTTTAAAGCAAAATAAATATGACTTTAGCATTTCATTTGATAACGCTGTTGGTCAGTATTGCTTTACAACCAACTATCGTGGATCGTGGGTTTACGCATGAACGCCTTAGCCTATATTGAAAAGGGTTGGTTTGTAATGCCATTGAAGCCACAATCTAAAGAGCCATGTAAGTTCTTGCGACATGGTTATCTTGATGCCAGTAACAAAAAATCATTGGTTAAAAAGTGGTTTAAAGATGATCCGGATTTAAACATTGGCCTAGCCATTGTGCAATCAAACCTAGTTGTATTGGATTTTGATATACGCAATATCTCATCAAGAACCTTATGGGAACAGTATCGCCGGATGTGCGTTACATCTAATACCCATACAGTTAAAACAGATAATGGCTTTCATTTTTATTATCGGGCAGATAAGAGTAAGCAATTTAAAGGCAAACTAATACCGGGTATAGATATTAAACATAAAGGTTATGTGGTGCTACCACCATCTATACATCCAAATGGTTCTATCTATCAGGTAATCAATGATGTTGATCCGGTGGAATTGCCGGCTGAATTAGAACAGGTGATGAGTTGGAATTAGTTAAATACGATAAACAATCCGGTGCTTATGTTGATGAAAAGCGTAAGCACTTTGTAAAGGCTTCCCTGATCCGCCAACACGCCAAAAAGGCTATTGGTGCTAGGCAGATCAGAGGAAGGCTATCAGCCAAAATGGTTGAAGCCTATTGGTTAGACAAGTTCAAGGAAGCGGTGAAATATGAACTATGAAATATTAGGGTGGTTAATTACCATCATATTGTTTGCATTGGTGGGGTTGATGTTAATGGCAACCTGGATCATTGCAGTAGAAAATGGCTACGATAAAGGTTTTAAGAGTGGCTATAAACGCGGCAGTGCCGATACAAGACAATCATCTGTTAAGGTACGAAAATTTACAGTGACCGATTATCCGACAACTAATCATCCAGTGTTGCGTACAAAACAATTGCAAGAAGATAATGATTACTTAATGGAAAAGGTTGTAAGCCTTTGGGATAGGGAAAACAAATAATGAACATGAATGATTATGTTGATGTGGCTGAACGCATTGCTCAACTAAAAGAGTTATACCCTGAAGCATCATTGCAACCATATAACCCAAACAAACCTTATGAGATTGTGCAGGTGGCAGATAAAACTTATATTGTTTATACAGCCGCCTGTTATCGTGATCCACATGATGTAAGGCCTGGCGTTGCATGTGCCTGGGAACAAATCCCAGGTAAAGGCATGACCGCCGGATCTGAACTTATGATTTGTGAAACTTCGGCATGGGGTAGAGCCATAGTTGCGGCCATGAAAACTGCAACTAAAAGGGTTGCATCTAAGCAAGAGGTTATAGCGGCTAAAAACAGGCAGACCTGGGCAGTTACGCCAACAGAATCTCTAGATTCAGAGTTATTGTCTAGGACACCTGAACCAACGCCTGCAACAAAGGCAATCTATGGCCAACCTGGTAGTAAGTCGGCATTGATGGAAAGAATTATGCGCCATCAATTTGTAGAGGAATCAAAGCCTGATGTTGATCCAACACCCATGAGTTTAGAGCAAGTAGTTGATGCAGTTGCATCAGATGTACCTGCTATTCAATATTGTGAACATGGTCAAATGATTCTTAAACAGGGAATTGCAAAGGGTCGTGGCACGCCGTACTATGGATATACATGTCCTAAAGGTTGCCCGGCTAAGTGGGCAACTATGAGCAAAGATGGCAAGTGGTTCTACCCTGGGGCAAGCAATGGGTGAATTACAGATCATTAGACCTGATGGCCTTAGATCAACATTTACTGATGATGGTGTTGTAAATGACTTTGTACCAAATAACTTGCGTTGTGTTTGGTGTGATGATCCTAGAGTTTTATTAGATGGTACTTGTACTCAATGTATGCAGGTAGCAAGTGAGTAAATTTAACTATCACAAAGCAATGTTAGAAGGTCATGGCTACAACCTTTATGTAGCCGATCTTTTATCAAGTTATGGAATACCAGGGGTAGAAGTACCTGAATTTTCAATGGCTAGTAATGCTACTGAAATCAAAGATAAAACCATGAATGAGAAGGATGTAATAATTGATGGTTTAGTATTAGAGATTAAGAGTAGTAGCAGAACCTTTAGGGATGTTGATGACTTTCCACACAACCCACTAATGGTAGATACTGTTAATGGATTTGATAGCAAGGTAGTAAAACCTTTTGCTTATGTAATCATTAGTCAGATTACTCATCACCTGTTTGCCATACCAGTGGCTACAAAGCCTAACTGGACAATAAGAACTTATTATGATGCTGATAGAGATCATAAAGATAGGTTCTATATGGTACAAAAGCGACATTGCAGGCCATTTGTAGAGATGGTAGATGTATTATTGGAAAGAGCGCATGAGCGAACCAATCAGATGCAATAAGTGTGGGGCATGGATTATGAGAGATGATCCCTGCCTTACCTGCCAAATGTTAGACAAAGCCAAACACGCCGGATTTTAATAATTAACAAAGGTTGGAGATTTATGTTATCTTTACACCGCTTTGTGGGGGCTTACACTGAGAACCGGTTATACCAGGTGTCAGACTTCCTTACCTACTCAAATTTAATTTGGGGGGGTAGGGGGGGCTTTCCTAAAAATCCAGTTACCCAGGTATCTAAAAAACTAAAAACAGTTTTATTAGTTTTAATAATATTATTGATAAATATAAAACCCGCTTTTGGGCTTGATCACTATAAACCAAAACATTACAAACAATATGTGTTTATTGAGTTAAATGATGTGGATCAGAGTTATTGCCTAATAGATCTTTATACCAAGGAAAATAGCCGGTGGGATATCAAAGCTAAAAATGGTAGCCATTATGGGATTCCACAAGGTAGATCAACATACTTAAAAACTGCATCAGGAATAAAGCAATTACAGTGGGGTTTTAAATATATTGGCAATCGCTATGGCTATACTGATGATGGTGTAATTAACGCTTGTAAAGCATTAGATCATTTTAAGAAGAAGGGTTGGCATTGAAAGATACAGAGAAAATTACAATAGGCATAACATCACCTGGTTATGTGGTTACTGATTTTATGACAAGCATTTTAGATGTTGCTAGATCACAAAAGCAATTGGGGCAGTTTATCAGCCTACAAGGATCAGGTGTTATTAGCAGGTTGCGTAATCAGATAGTTGCAACCTTTTTAAACAAAACAACAGATGATTGGCTATTGCAGATAGATACAGATCAGAGATTTACTGTTGATCACTTTAAGAAGTTAGTAGCGGCAGCCGATAAGGATAAGCGGCCTATTGTGTCAGGTGTAGTTCATGGTGGTTGGGAAGTCGGTGAGTTATACCTAGAACCAGTGCCTTGCATATTTAAGTTGGGTACAGACAATGGCTTATATGCAGTACATGATTATGAAGAAGATAGCATTATTGAAGTAGATGCGGCTGGTACTGGTGCAATCATTGTGCATAGATCAGTGTTTGAAAGGTTTGTAAAAGAAGCTGATCAAACACATCAAGGCGATAAGTGGTGCTTCTACCAGGATATGCCATTGCACCATGAATGGGTTGGTGAAGATCTGTTGTGGTGCATTAGGGCTAAGAGTTTTGGGTATAAACTATATGCACATACTGGTGTGCAGATGGAACATCAACGCAAGATGTGGATAGGTAAGAAGCAACATACAGATTTTGCACGGTTTAGGCGTGCTAGATTACAAAGTGAGGAACAAATCAATGGCAATAATAACTAGCCAGGTAACAGTAACTACAACAAGTCAATCAATCATCAGCGTTGATAATGTACAAAGAGATGTATTGCTACATGCTAAGCATGCAGTTTATATTGGCAACAGTGGTGTCACATCAAGCAATGGTTATCTAATGGATAACGGTGATGAAGTTCGGTTGTCATTAACAGAGGGTGAAGATTTGTGGGCTGTAAGTGGTACAGGATCAGGCACGCTTCATGTGCTGGTTAGTAAAGTAGATTAAATAATATGCTGTTTTTTCCTAATAAATTGCGCTTGCGTAATAC